AATTCGGACTTAACGAAATATTTTTGAATCAATTTAATAGCGGCAGACTCTACACCATTTAAGGTGTCAGCAGTTACTTGACGAACTAATAATTCGAAAAGGATACCAGTATTTTTATACTTTGAATGTTTAATGTTCATTCCTACTAGGATTTATTATAAATATATAAGGAGATATTACTCTTTGATTTTTGACTCATCTAATAACGATTCTTTACGTTTATCAGATTTAAACACAATTTCTTTATCTAAACCTTCAAATAAAGAACGATTTTTTATAAATTGTTTTTGTGCGTTTTCTCTTAAACCTATAGGCTCATTGGCTTTCATCTCCTTTTTACCTAAACGATCTTTACCAAATACGTTATCTTGAGTATTAATATTTGAAGCTTTTTCTTCAGGACGACCCAATGGTGTTTTTTCATCATATCCATCAGGTACATTGCTTGGATCACTTTCCATTCTACCTTGACCATACAATGAAGCTAGATCGTGAGGTGTACCATATGAACGACCTGTTGTAAGTGGATCATTACCTTCAGTCTCAATTTGAGCTAAACGGAATTGACGTTTTTGGTCTTGAGCAATTAAGTCTCTGTATTCTTCATACTGATCTTCACTGAAGTGGAAAATATGCTCATAGATCCAATCTGTTGGAACTAATTTATTCTCCATCATTTGTGATGCTAGATCTACTTTTTCTTTCATCAATGCGATCTTCTCTTGATCGTAGATAATTGAAGGTGTAGTTAAATCTAGTGTGAAATTGGTCATTTGTTCGTCTCTATACCCTTGAGCGTATAAGTGAACTAATGCAATTTTATACAATTCTGAAATTAAGATACGTTGGATACGATCAATTGTACGACCGAAACGAATATCCTCAGCTGCTAACGTTGCTTTACCTGATAGATCAGCATCGTAACCCATAAATGCTTTTGGCACTTTAAGAGCAGCGAATAATTTTTCTCTTAGGTATTCTACATCTTGAATACCATCATATGATAGACCAGGTGTTGTGTCAATTTGAGTTGCTTGATCATTTCCTCTAACTGGTAGATAGAAATCTTCAAGTAAGTTTTGCATATTGTATTTCAAGTTATATTCACCTGTTTGCTCATCCATATATGGAGTACGCTTAAGTGTTGAAATAGTTTTTTGCATGAAGTTTTCCACTTCATTTGGTGGTATAGAACCAACATTAATTTTGAAAATACGTTTTTCAGGCGCTCTTACAATTCTATGAATCAACATAGCATCTTCCATTAACGCATATTGCTTGTATAATTTACGACCTGGTTCGATATATGATCTACCATAAGGTAAATAGTTCATATCCGAAAGTAAACGGAAATGGGCAACCTCATAATTATCAAATGTAATCATATTAGCATTCTGCTGATTTGGAACATTGTAATAACCAGAAGAAGAACCACCATAGAAACCATCTGGGTTGTAATTGAATATTACTTTAGATGGATTTTCTGGATCGAAGTTTTCTTGTCTTTCAATATGATATGCTGAATAAGGTATTACGTTATAAACACCAAATTTTTCTGAGATCTCTAGTTTAAGAAAGAAATCACCATACTTACACATTTGACGAGTCCAAGACCAAAGGTTAAACTCAACATTTAATACATCGTAAAATAAGTTATATAGGATTTTCTGGATGTCTTCATCCGAGGATTTAATTTGTAATACCTCACCCATATCGTTTTTAAGTGAACACTCATCAGCTACAATGTCAAGAGCAGAAGCTATAATAGCATCTGTATCCATTACATCGTAATCTGAGTAAAGCATAGTCCTCATATATTGGTAGTTCATATTGAACTGGGCACCATATAATGAGGTTGAAGATGGGTTTTGGTAAACTCCTCTATATCTATCCATTAAAGAGTTTGTAGCAAACTCGCCAGAGGTTTGGATATGGTCGGTATCAACCGTTTTTAATTGATTACCTCCTACATTACGGATAACAACATCCGAGGAAAATAATCTTTGTAATCTAGTAAATAAGCCTTTATCAGCCATAATATCTGTTATTATTATAAATATTGTCTAAAGCAACCAACTAATATCTTCTTGTTTTCCGTTTATCTCTTGTGTATATGGGTTATCAACACTATTAGCATTGTAACCACCTTTCCAAGATACTTTATTAGTAGCAATACTATTTAATGAGGCCTTACTCATATCTAAGTGTTGCTGACTAAATTTAAACGATGTATCACGCATAAACATACCAATCCCAAATGCCATAACCAAATCGTCATTATACCCTTGTTGAGCTTCAGCGCGTCCGTTTTTCCACATAAACACTTTCATCTCTTCAATTAAACGTCTTGATTGAATGGTAACTGATTTATCATTAACATATTCTTGAAGTTTACCTATAATTAAAGGTCTAACTCTAGATGTCATACTAAATCCAGGAACCATTTTACTCGTATCCATATATCGATCAAAATACGAATTTGCTTTTGTAGCATCACTTTTAGATGAGTAGTAAAGGTTAGTATATCCTCTATCTATAATTGTTTGAATCGTTGCCCAACCAATAGAAGCATTCTCTACTACAAGCATCGCTTCATTATATTCAGTAGCTATGCCAACTAATAAATGACCAAATTCTTTTGTGCCTAATTGCCCTTTATATTCAGCAACTTGGGTATTCGTTTCAATATCAATAATATGGAACGCAGAATAGTCTTTCCCATCCCCACGAGCAACGTCTGCAACCACAAGGTAGGATCTAGAATAGTCGGCTGGCTCCCAAATCCATAAATTTTGATCAGCACCTCGTTTTTCGAGGGGATCTTTGATATAAGTTTGTTCATAAAATTCTAAGTATTCAGCATAGAATACAGTATCACCAGAGGTACTAAAATCACAATCACATTCTTGTGCTGCCATTCTAGGGTCACCCAATAATTCATCCTGTCTATCTCTCCAAGCCTGATCACGTTCTGGGTGTACGTACCAGGGAAGTTTAATGGGTAAAAAATCGTTTTCTTGATTTTCTGCTCTAACCCATGTTTGATGAAACCAATTACCCGTACCATAAGGAGTAGATAATGCTATACACCCACCACCAGTAGCTAGTGTTTGTTGAGCTGAAGCCCAGATCTCGCCAATATTATCAATAAAGGCTGCCTCATCAATTAATAGAAGGGAAACTGCTTCTGATCTACCAGCATCACTACTTGCAGATGTTGCTTTAATTTGTGATCCATTACTTAATCGTAATGTTAATTTGTTATTTTCAGGTGCATCTATTTTAAGCCAAGAAGGTAAATTTTCATACATAAATTTAACCTTCGTAACCATGTTCTTAGCTGTATCCTGCTTTGTTGCAATACAAAGTACGTTTTTATCCTTATGGAATAACATTAACCATAAAGAATAACCAGCACCTAAAGTAGAAATACCTAACTGTCTAGATTTTAATACTACTGAATATGGGTTTTCCTGGAATAATGTGAGTACTTTTTCTTGGAATGGGTATAGATTAAATGGAATACGTCCACGTTGAGGGTGCTGTATATAACAGTATTTACGCATAAAATGAACTGGGTCAGCAGCACATTTAACGTATTCAGATTGAATTATCTGTCTTAAATTTGGTTCAGCCATTATTTACCTATTTTCCAGTATAGGCGGCCTGATACTATAGGGAGAAAATCTTTATCTACCCCTAAACCAAAACCGTATACATTTCTTTTTTTATTAACGTACATTAATTCACCGCTAATATAATTTATTGGTGATTCATCTTGTACAGGATTTATCATCCCACCTACCGCAACGCCCCAAAATAACTCGCGTTTGTAGAGGTAAGTAGTATTAGTAATTGTAGTTGTTGGGATGAATATGTTGGATTGAACATCTCGTTTTGATATTAAATTACGAGTAACCGTATCATTTATCACTATAAATCCAAGGCTATCAACCTTAATGGTATCAGTATAAAAGTACTTAGCATAATAATCTCTTAAAATACTCATAGTATCAATTGGCGCCTGAAATGTGTCAATGTCAACTACTGTCTTTCTAATGTATTTTGGAACATATTCTTTTGTTGCAACCTTTAATGTATCCCACCTAGTTACCACTTCTGTAATAGTTTGTGGTTCTACAGGAGGTGTAGAAGAGCAGCTATTTTGATAAAACAAAAGAACTGCTAATACTACAACTAGTAATGTTTGAATATTTTTAAAGTAACCCTTCAAGTTCTTTTTTGATTTTAGTTAGTTCTTTTAAACGAGCCAATAATCTCTCTTTATCTTCACCTTCAGCTTTTTTCCATTTATTAACTACAGCTTTCATCTCTTTAGATGTATCTTGTAATTTACGAGAAATAGTAGATATTGAATCGTTCTTTTTAATATCTTTAGCTGTAGGTTCAGAATCCTCATCTTCAGTTACTTTAATAACATCATCTTTATCTGCAGTCTGTTTTACTTTAGATAAATCTTCAGGTGAAGTTTCAATCGTAGCTTCTTGAAGTACATCTACAATGGTTTCTTTAATGTATTCTGCTAATTCTGAACGTCTCATTATAATATTGTTTTATTATAAATATTACAGAGAAATCACCTCTAACATTTGTTCAATGCGTTTTTCGGTGCTACCTGATAATGTATTAAGATTTTTAATACGATGTTTTTGTTCATCTAATATTTTACTAATAGTATAATCTATTAAATCTCTATAATCTACATTAGTTTCTCTAATACCATTATCTTCAATCTCTACTCCCACTGGTGAGACATAAAAGATGTAATCGTATTCTTTAATAAAACGTTTAGCATAATTTATGAACTCTTCCTTGTCAATGTAATCCATAGATTTAGATGCTCTAGCGAATGCCATAACATCAATTACAGTTCTATCTGTAATTACATTTTCACACATTAATTCACTAGTACGCTCAGCTAAAAATACTGTTTGCCCCTTTAATGTTGAATCGGTATTCAATGGAATACCTTGAGCCATTAGTTCCTTAGAACGTTCTGTTCTAAACATATAGTCCTTAAATTCAGGACGTTCTTTTAAAGCATTAACGAGTGTGGTTTTACCTACACTCATTGTTCCACATAATCCTATTTTCATGATCTTCCGTATATATCGTCTAACCTTACTATATCATCCTCACCAAAGTAAGTTCCAGTTTGTACTTCTATGAATATACAATCTTCTTCGTAGGGATTCCAGATGTTATGTTGCATCCCTTGTGGAATGTAAATAGCATCTCCTGCTTCTTTATCCAACTCGAAACCATCAAGTTTTACAACTGCTTTACCCTGTACCAAGACCCAACGCTCAGAGCGCTGGTCATGGTATTGGTATGAAAGTTTTCCACCTGGTTTAACTGTAATTTGTTTTACTTTGCAGTAATCTGATTCTAGCAAATTTTCAAATTTACCCCAAGGGCGTTCTTCAGTATAATTCATATTAGTTTCTATAATCTGATAATGATGCTTTCATCGATTGGTTTTTATACCAAGGTAAACCTTCTCGTTCTTGCATAATTTCACTATATACTTCCTCATTATATTTAATACCATTTAAATAAAAGGATTTTACCATTTCACTATCACTACTATGTGGTTCGATTGCAGGTCCATCCCATCTGTGGAACTTCCAGTTTTCTTCACCTACATATCTTGCTAAATGGATTTGAGCACCTCTTGAATTGATTTCTTTGTACTCATATAACTTGTTTTTCTTAGCCATAACTTATTTTAATTTATTAAATATACGAAATTATTATTATATATCCTAGTAATTTTCAAAGAATTCTGGGAATTCATCTGGGAAATGGGATTCTAAAATGTAATCTGTAACATAAATCCCTTGTGCACCTGATACTGTAATACCACGAGCTGATAGAGCATCACCTACAAAGTGTACATTATCATAATCTACTAATGATAAATCACTATAGTTTACTAATGGTTCAGGTGATAGATACTTGACTTCAGGAATATAAACACCCCAATCATCTCCTAGTGTTGGGAATACTTTTTTCATATCCTCGATAAAGTCATCAATATATGAATAGTAACCCTGGAATGCATCTCTTACTTCATCCATTTCACTGATGGTAACAGCGCTTACATTCTCACCTTCAGATGTAGTAGATGGGGTACGAGTTGGACTGTAATATAACCCAGTACCATCTTTATTTACTTTAGATACTAACTCTCTAGACCATACAAATGGTTCTTCGATACCTTGAACTTCCATCAAGATACCAAAGTTGGTCATATTGTTTCTAAATGATTCGTCTTTTTTAGCGTGTCCATTGTATGAATGATCCCCATACGTTTCTTCAACGGCAACATAAGCTGCGTTGTTGTTTGTACAGAAAGAGCGTAATGATACTCCTTTGTCTTCGAACTTGCGATATAATTTGAAATCATAGCTTACGTCAATAAGTTTTTGA